ATCGGATTCAATAAGTTTGGCGCGCCTGGCAGGACTCGAACCTGCTGCCCGCAGCTTAGAAGTAAGGACATATTAGATTTTCAACCAGTTTCAAGTCTCTTCGTCTTGTCTCTAAAACTACACAAAACTCCTTGACTTTCAATAATATTCCCACTATTTTTGTTTTAAGCTGTTTCAAATTATTTCACCTAAGAACTCATTTTTTAAACCACATGAGAGACCACACGAGGGTGTCATGAAGTTCACAGACAGGTTCATTCAAAGCTTGAAAGCGACAGACAAGCTCCAGGACATCCGGGAAGGAAAGGGTTTCGGTATCAGGGTTACACCCGGAGGTGTCAAGACATGGTTCTTTCTCTACCGTTTTGACGGCAAGCGTCGGTTTATGAACTTGGGGCATTATCCAAGCGTTTCTTTGGCTGAAGCGACCAAACGCTACCGCGAAGCCTTTGCCTTGTACGAGCAAGGGAAAGACCCCATGGCGTTGGCGGACACTGAACGGGAAGAGCGCCGGAAAGCGCCCACGGTTACCGATCTGATTGAGGAATACATCGAGAAGCACGCCAAACCCAATAAACGTAGTTGGACTGAAGACGAGCGGATCCTGAAGAAAGACGCTCTTCCTGCATGGGGAAAACGTAAGGCTGCCGACATCAAGAAGCGTGATGTGGTTCTGTTGCTTGAAGATATCGTTAAGCGTGGTTCGCCTGGATCAGCCAACAACAACTTTAAAATCATACGCAAAATGTTCCGGTTTGCCGTACAGCGTGACATTCTGGAACATTCCCCCTGTGACGGTGTGGTCATGCCTGCCCCGCTTAATCGTGGCGACCGTGTGCTTTCCGAAACGGAGATTAAAGCATTGTGGCTCAATCTGGATACCTGCCATACTTCTGATGANNACACCAAGGAGATTGAAGGACGTTGGTGGACAATCCCGGCTGAGAGATCGAAGAACAAACGTGCTCACCGTGTTTATTTGACCGACACGGCGCTTGGCCTTATTGGGGATGCTACCGGAAAGGGTTATGTCTTTCCAAGCCCGTACAGCAAGGATCAGGCGATCGTTGGAACATCTGTAGCGCATGTGATTCGATATAACTACGCCGTTCCGGTGAAGCTAAAAGGTAAACATGTTTTCGATAAGGATGGAAAACCGGTTACTGAAAACAAACTGGGAACCGATTTTTTTACCCCGCATGATTTACGACGGACAGCCGCAACCTTCATGTCACAACTTGGCTTTATGGATGAGGTCATTGACGCCGTGCTGAATCATTCAAAACAGGGGATTATCCGCACGTACAATCTGAACCGTTACGATAAGGAAAAACAACAGGCGCTTGAGGCATGGGAACGAAAGCTGAATAGCATCACTACCGGAAAACAAAGTAATGTCGTGCCTTTGACACGCAAAACCGCATGAGGCCGGATATTTCAAGCAGAAGGGGTAGAGTAAATGGAAGAAATGAAGGGAAATGTTAACTCAGATGAGGCGACGGCTGAGCGACCGCAAAGAGGCGGTATAGCCATGATCACCTCAAAACAGGCTGATCGCATAGAGGCGAAGCTTGATCGGTTACTTACAATGTTTGGTGGCAATTCTTCCCGCATTAGTGATGAGGAATCAATTATTTACGCAACGCAAGGAGTTGATGGGCTGAAAGCATTGTGGAAGGCAGAAGCCGAATTAAAAGCAAAAGCCGCCAACTCGAAAAAGTAACCCATGGAGTCACCAATAAACCGCCGAAATATCCGACATCCAAACCACTGTAGGCGGATATTATAGTTCACTTTTTGCGGGATAGGCCGACGAGCTGACAAGCGGGTATCCTTACCTCGTTTTCCGCGATTGCTACCAGGGCGCTACAGGAGGGCGTGAATGAGTGGTATCGAGTTTTTCCGGGGTGAAATTATTCGAAGAATTCTTGCCGGTGAGGAACTATCTTGTTGTCATCTGCAAGTCATAATCGCTGCGTTGTCAGGCGAAAAAGGAAGCCTTTGGCGTTTGTGGAGTGGAGAAGAAATCAAATATGATATTCCTGAGAATATTAAAGGCTACAAACCATACCGCAAGAAAAAGCATCCCTCAGGAGTCAGTCCAAGAATAAAATGGCGCAATATTGCAGTATTTAAGGCCAAAAAGCATCTTGAGCAACAAGGGGTTGGATATAATGATGCAGTTCAGGAGTTGGTGAAGCGTTCCAAAGAGTTGTTTAGTGAGAGTCTAAGTAAATCGGTGGTTAAAAAAGCAATTAGAGAAGGGGAAGAACTTTATTTACTGGAAGAGCAGAGAATTGAGGGCCTTATTAAACAAACAGGCCTTGATAAAGTCCCTCCTAATACGCCCATCCCAGTGGTGACTACACAGAGATGGGATGAATGAATTTTAAGTTACTTTTGCTGTCCCACTAAAAATAACTGTAATTTCAATAATTTACGCTTGATTCGAGAAATCTCCTGTATTAGATTGAAATCGTTCGGTGGTTACTGAGCAATAATCTAAGTTCAGGAGTTTTTTTATGCCAACAGAAGAACAAATCCTTGCAGCGGTAATTCTTGCCAAGCAAGAAGTCATCCGTCCCCGCGACCTTCCCCGCGAAACAGGCCTTTCCCGTACAACTATCTGGAGAATTGAAAAAAAAGGCGACTTCCCAAAACGTATCCGCTTGAGCGCTGGCGCTGTTGGTTATCGACGCGCTGAAGTTGAAGCATGGCTTGAATCCCGCCAAATCGTTGCGTAGCACGAAGTTAACGCAATGTTCAGAGGGGTATGTCATGCAAAAATTCGAAACATCGTCAATAAATTTAGCAAGTTATCTTACAACAATTCTTGATTTTCCAGCGGTTCGGCTTGATGACACAACCAGGCGCGTCGTTTTTTCCTTCGCAAATTACGAAATAGCCGCTATTGCCGCCAGAGCCTACGAAAACGGGGCCGAATGTTCGGCAAAGGCACTGTTGACAATGAAAGGCTATCTGTTCCGGAAAATCAGGGAGGTTGTGGGAAGGGGTGGCAGATGACAGCTTCCCCCTCCCTCTTATCTAACGGTTGGATCAAGCTCCACCGGCAGGCCCTTGAAAACGGATGGCTTCGTAATCCCCGGCTTTGGGCCTTCTGGTGCTATTGCCTGCTTAAGGCCAGCCATAAGCAAATAACAGTGATAGTGGGAAGACAGAAAGTAAGCCTTGATCCTGGACAATTTGTATTTGGAAGACAGCAAGCCGCCGCTGATTTAGGTATGTCTGAACAAGAAATAAGAACCAGCAAATCAACACTCAAATCAACCGGCAACTTAACCATCAAAGCAACCAACAAATTTTCGATAATTACCGTAGTTAATTGGAATACTTACCAGCACATCGAAGGGACAGAGCAACCAACAAATCAACCAGCAAAACACCAACAAATCAACCAGCAAACTAACCACATACAAGAAGTTAAAGAAGTAAAACCTTCTTGTGCAAAAAAAACTGACCGGATGGCTGATTTCGAATTGTTCTGGAATGCCTTCGCTTACAAGAAAGGCAAAGGCGGCGCTGAAAAGTCATGGTTGGCTATCAAAAACTATTCTCCTGATCTCTTGGGCAAGATTTTAGATGCTGCCAAGAAGGAAGCGGCCAACAGACCCGCCATACTTGCCAAGGGACTGACTCCAAAGATGGCGCAAGGGTGGATCACTGAACGCCGCTGGGAAGATGAACAACCAACCAATGCCACCCAAACCGATGACATGGGATTCTACCGATGAGCGATAACCTTCTTAAAAGAGCATCCACATTCAAGGGCGAGGTTTTGAACCGCTTCTATCCGGTACCAGGTGAACAGGTAGGCGACACGTTCCGGCTTCGGAAGCTCAAGCACATCCTTTGCGCTCCGGGTGAGCTGTCCATCTGGTCGGGGTTGAACGGCCACGGCAAAAGCTTGCTACTGAATCAATTCGCCCTTGACGTTGCAAAACAAGGGCAACAGGTAGCCATTGCCAGCTTCGAGATGAGCGCAAAGCGGACGCTTCACAGAATGGTGCGGCAAGCTGTAGGGGCAGAGCAACCGGCTGACTGGCTCATCACACAAACGCTGGAATGGCTGGATGATCTCATTTGGATTTATGACCACACCGGCACCGTCANNATTCGCTCATGAAGTGCGGCATCGCAGAGGATGATTACAACGGCCAGAAGGCGCTGGTGGACAGGCTCCAGAACTTCGCACAAAAGGACAATGTGCACGTCCACCTTGTCGCTCACAGCCGGAAGAAGCAGGATGAGAAGGAAACCCCCACCAAGATGGATATCAAAGGCAGCGGGGCCATTACCGACCTTGCGGACAATGTTTTTGCAGTGTGGCGCAACAAGGGCAAAGAATTGAAGGTTCAAGAGATGATCCACCAAGGGCAGGTAGTGCCAGACGATCTCATATGCAGGCCGGATGCAGTTCTCGACTGTCTGAAGCATAGGGAGATGGGCGGCGATGCCGAGGGGCGCTATGGCCTGTATTACCACCGTGCCAGCATNNAAATGACTTTTGGACAGATCAGGCGAACAGCGGAAGAGATGGGCGTCAATGTCCAGCATGCCGTGTGGTGCCGCCTGCGCTACCTCAGGCAAAGGATGATTGAAGCGGCTGATGATTTGGAATTCTGGTCATCACTCGATTGTCCAACGGCTCCGGTCTACTTCGACAGGACTATGGACGAATTCATAACCATGGCGAAAGAGGCGCGGACACTCACCATGTCGGCCAAGAATCCGCAGAGAGAACAGGAATGCAAGGACAGAATCACGGATGAGCAGATCGAGGTGGCAAGGCAGTACCCTGTTACGCAGTTGATCGACTTCCAGAGGGGTAAATCACGCGCTTGGTGCCACGAAGACCGCAACCCCAGCCTCTACCCTGCCACAAGGATCAACAAGGCCGTGTGTCCTGTCTGCGGGAAATACTTCAACAGCATCGATATTGTCATGGAATTGGAAGGGCTGAACTTTGTTGATGCAGTGTTGAGGCTGGCAGCATGAAACACAGAAGGGCCATTAACAGGCAAAGCTTTATCGAAAAACCATAAACCGCATACGAAAGGAGACAAAAAATGAAACAAGTGACTGCAATCCAAACCGGCGAAGAAAAGGAAGTATCTATTGAGGATTTATTGATGAAGCTGTCAATGGCAGAGCAAGTGATACATGGCCTCTGCAACTATATCGAAAACCCTGACACGTTGCCGGTCGATGATTGGGCGATTACTGGAGCTTTCCAGAATATTCAGGAAATAGGCCTTGCTCTTAAATGCGCTTGCTGGGGGCATGAAGAGGCGCATTTACATTAAAAAACACTTGGAGGCAAATAAATGAGCATAAATCCCCATTTCATCCGTAAATACCGGGTTATGGTAATTGACGGCAATGACGTTGCCCTGGATGTGTCTGATTTACGCGTGACGTTCAACATCCAGAAGACAGGCGTACAAGAAGCCATAAACTATGGCGATATCACTATTTACAATCTGTCACCACAAACTGAGTGCGACATCATAAAGTATGGCATGCGCGTTATCGTCGAGGCTGGTTACAATGATGGTCAATACGGTCAGATCTTTGACGGTGATGTCTTCCAGCTCATGTGGAACCGTGAAAATGTGGTTGATTATACGCTTACTCTCCATTGCTTCGATGGTGATTCGCAGCTTAATTACAACATTGTCGGCATGACCGTGCAAGCCTCTCATGATATGCGTTCCGATCTCCTGGCGATCATGAAAAATGCCCGCTCTCCTTTTGGCGGCGGTCAGATTGTGGCTGATATTGACGAAACCCCGATGCCAAGGGGCAAAGTCTTTTTTGGGATGCCAAAAGACTATTTTCGGAAAATAGCCAAGGCGAACAATGCCCAATGGTACTACGCTGACAGGCATTTGTCATTTTCAACCCTCACCAATGTTCCCCAAGATGAAGCAATTGTTATTTCTCCGAATAACGGACTTATCGGTACGCCTCAACAAATTGAGTATGGTGTGCAATTCAGGTGTCTGTTGAATCCGGCTATTAAAATCCAACTTAATCCAATGAGAGTAAAACTCGACATGTCAACGATCAGGCAACAAAAAATCATGATTGGGCAATTGCCAACCCGGCTTGATCAAGATGGCATTTATGCGGTTTCCTCATTGACACACATCGGGGATACTCGCGGCGACGACTGGTACACCGACGTTCAGGGNNTGGCCCGATGGCGGCGATATACCAAAATAAAACGCAGAATTTGAGTTGATCTTATGAATATGACCATCCCTGAAATACTCGGTATCGAACAAGAAAAGTGGCGCAGGCTCCTTGATAATATGGAGGCAGATACCTATTGCTGCAAGCCTGGTATTGTCCAGAGCTTCGACGGCAACGGCACTGTGACCGTTCTTCTGGCCATCCGAGAAAAGGTCGTACAGACTGACAGAACGATTGCCGATACGCCTTTCCCGGTGCTGGTTGATGTTCCTGTTCTTATCCCCCGCGCCGGGCAGCACTTCAGGGTGTGCAGGATGCACAGCGCAGTAAAACAGTACGTCAAGTCCGTGACGCAGGTGGGGTAATGCACTGATGGGCTTTGCAGTGTCTGCGACGAGCTGTTTTTAAGAGTATAGCCAAAACAATAGGTTATGATTTATTGGATTTCGGGAGACAACATGTCCAAGGTTATGAAAAACATACCAGCAACATCACAAACAACCATTGCAAAACCATTAACAGAAGATGAACAGCAACTTCTTGACAATTTCCGCGAAAGAAAGGAGAGATCATGGAAGCTTCCGTACTACAAAGACAAGGTGATGATGGTACAAGGCCACGAAGAAGATGAAAAAGCTTGCAATCAATTAGTGTCTGCTTCTTTGGCTGAGCTATGCAAAACAGATCATCCACAAGCAATTATGAAGGTTATAGCAAGTAGTAATGTTTTGCCTGGGCAAGATGGCTATGACGGAGAGGTGAACGGGATTTTACAGCAATTCGCCTCACTGGAACCGGGGAACTACTTGGAGACTATGCTTATCAGCCAGATGATACAAGTAAATTCCGCTGCTGGAAAGTGCATGAAATTGGCGTTTCTGAAGGATCAAACACAACAAGCCAGAGAGCTGAACGTGAACCTTGCAACAAAGCTTCAAAGGACTTTCGTTTCCCAAATTGAGGCGCTACAGAAGCTGAGAGGCAAGGGAGGCCAGAAAGTGACAGTTGAGCATGTCAATGTTCACGAAGGCGGGCAAGCCATTGTTGGCAATGTCAATCACGCGCCAAGCAGGGGGGATAAAAATGGAGACTAAACACTACCTCATGCCACGAAAATTCTGTGGAGCGCGTACAAGGGCCGGAGGGACGTGCAAACAACCGGCAATGAAAAACGGCAGGTGCAGGCTTCATGGTGGCAAAAGCAAGAGCGGCGCGGCACATGGTCAGTACATCCATGGTATGCGGTCAAAAGAGATGATCGAACACAGGCGGCAAATGCGGGCGATCCTGAAGGGCGCAATGACGGGGTTAATGGAGATTGCTGAAAATGGCAATGTTCATCGGATATAGTAAAAAACTTATCGAACACTACTGATATAAAAGGCCGGAATCCACATGGAAACCGGCCTTGCCTTTTCCTCTTATGCCTCCGACTCTATCTGTGTCGGAAGTAGTTCATATGGCAACTTTCCCCCGGCTATACCTGTAATCTGGTAGGAAATAGCACACAGCATCTCGCGGACGCCGGTCATAATAACATCGTTACTTGAGATATTGGCGTTTTCCAGCAACAAACCGAAAGAGAAAAGTTGGCCGGCGATCGCTTTAAGCTCCTGATCGATGCCGTAGTATGTGAGAAGCGCGTGTCGCTTCGCCCAATCCTTCAACGGGCCGTCTGTGGCATTCAGGCGGGTTATCTCCTTTTCAATCTCAAGTTTCAGGTCGAGTGCTTCCAATGTCTTGACTTCGCCAAGTTGTTCGATGGTCTGGGTAATTCGTTCTTTGGACGGGATGGGTGCGGTACTGCGGGTGTTGGTTGCAGTTTGCATGGTGATGAGACTCCTGTGCTTTTCGAATTTGGCATTTTCGAAGATGCCGGGTGGTTCGAAACCGTGCACAGATACGGCACAGGGTTTTCCCCATAAGGGTATTGTATAACCCTGCCCACCCGACAGCCTTTCTGTCTGTTGGGCGCGAATATTTGGGACGCAAAAATACCGCAAAATCGGTGCGGTTCCGTCTGTGCAATCATGGTTTCGACGCCACTTGTCACGCACGTTACTCCTCCGACAGGGTCTCTGTCAAGGGGCTTCAACTGGCTTTATTTCGAAGATCGCATCTCAAGAATAATGTTTTTACTTCTCCGGCTGTTAGGCATTCTGGAACGCTATGAATTTTTTTCCTCGTTTTTGTAATTTTTCATTTCGTTTCGTCTAAGCAAGAGTAACAGAGACCACACGAGAGACCACATTAAAGAAATAGGGAGTCAGCCTTTTGGCCTAACTCCCTATTTTTATTGGCGCGCCTGGCAGGACTCGAACCTGCTGCCCGCAGCTTAGAAGGCTGCT